TGGTTAACCCCTTGAATCCATTGGGTGAACTGGACTTTTGAGCATGATCTACCTGACCAAATCGGAGTTCGCCGCCCGACGCGGATGGTCGAAATCCTACGTTTCCAAACTGGCCAGTCAGGACCGCTTGGTGCTCACGGCCGACGGCAAGGTCGATGTTGCGGCCACTGAGGCGCTACTGGCCGAGTCAGCCGATCCCAGCAAGGCAGCCGTCGCGGCCCGGCATAAAGAAAACCGGGTGGAGCGGGATGTGCGTAGCCACGTACAACCAGGCGACCAGACGCCTGCGGTGCAGCCACTGGTCCAGCAGCCAGGCAAGGGCCTGGACTTCCAGAAGGCAAGGGCGCATCGCGAGTTCTACCTTGCCCAGCTTGCCGAGGCGGAGTTCAACAAAGTTCAGGGAAACCTGGTCGAGCGCAAGGCGGTGGAAGACGCCGCCTTCGCAGCTGGCCGTACGCTCCGAGACCTGATGTTCGGTCTTGCTCCCCAGCTCGCTGCCGAGCTGGCGGGTATGAGCGACTCCTGGGAAATCGAAAAACGCCTGACGGGCGCCTTCCGCCAAGTCTTCGAAGACGCGGCCAGGATGAACGGCGCCGACCTCAACCAAGCCATGACACAGAGCTGACCCTATGCCCCCCGGATACGCGGACGGTGCGAAGGTGTACCGCGAAGCGTATGGCCGGGGGCTGACGCCCGACCCTGAATTGTGGGTTGACGAATGGGCTGACGAGTACATGCGGATCCCGCGTGATACCGGTGCAGCCGAGCCCGGCAAATACCGCACAGCACGGACACCGTATGCCCGTGAACCCATGCGCTGCCTCTCGCCAGCGCACCCCTGCAAGCGCGTCATTACCATGGTCGCCTCGCAGCTGATGAAAACGCAGATCGCCCTGAACTGGATTGGGGCGCTGATCCACATGGCACCGTCGAACATTCTGACGTTGCTGCCCAGCCTGGCCCTGGCCAAGCGGGTGTCGGCCAGGATCGGTAAGACGATTGCCGCAACGCCTGAATTGAAGGCGCGTGTGGCGGCTTCACGATCGCGCGATGCCCGCAACACCATGGATACCAAAGAGTTCGAGGGCGGCACGCTGTACGCGACCACCGCTGGCTCGGCCTCCAACCTGGCCGAGCTTGCTGCCCGATACATCTACGGCGATGAGATTGACCGCTGGGATGTGGACGTAGATGAAGAGGGTGATCCCGTCGATCTCGCCGAGACGCGGGGCAGTACCTTCGGACGCAATGCCAAGTTCTACTTCTCCAGCTCGCCAACCATCAAGGGTGCCTCACGCATCGCCGATCTGTTCGAGACCAGCGACCAGCGTTATTACTACGTGCCCTGTCCAACCTGCGGTCACATGCAGGTGTTGGAGTGGGAGCGTCTGCTGTACTCCGCTGATTTCCAGACCGTCCACTACAAGTGCTCCTCACCCGATTGCGATGTACTGATCGAAGAGCACCACAAGGGTGAGATGCTTGCCCAAGGGGAATGGCGCTCGCACGCCCGGGGCGATGGAGAAACTGTGGGTTTCCACCTCAACGCGCTGTACGCCCCGCTTGGTTGGACCTCATGGGCTGACCTGGCCAAGCAATTCGAGAAGGCCAAGCGTGCCCAAGACCGGGGCGACCTTGAACCCATGCAGGTGTTCTACAACACCCGTTTGGCGAAGGTATGGGACAGCGCGGTCGAGCAGACCAAGGCCGAAGTCCTGCAGGCCCGAGCGTTGCAGGAGAACTATGTGCTCGGCACCGTGACCGTTGGCGTGCTGGTACTGACCTGTTCCGTCGACGTGCAGGCCAACCGTCTGGAGGTGATGGTCATCGGCTGGGGCGCGGGGATGGAACGCTGGATCGTTGACTTCAAAGTCATCCCTGGTGATCCGGCAGATCAGCGAACCTGGGAGCTTCTGGATGAGCTGTTGAAAGCGCGATATCGCCACCCCTGTGGCGTCGCTCTGGGCATCCTGGCTACGGGCATCGACTCCGGTGGTCATCACACCCACGAGGTCTATCAGTTCTGCCGCGTGCGCCGTTGGCGCAACGTCTTCGCGTTGAAAGGCGCAAGTAAGCCTGGGCGCCCCGTCATCGCGCAGCGACCCTCCCTCGTTGATGTCACTTGGCGAGGGCAGACCGAGCGCAACGGCGCCGAATTGTGGATGGTCGGTACCGACACGGCCAAGGACTGGATCTACAACCGTTACAGCTTCGAGTCAGGGCCTGGTGCTGTGCACTTCGCCAAGGACCTGCCGGACGAGTTCTTCCAGCAGTGCGTGGCCGAACGCAAGATTGCCCGCTATGTGAAGGGGTACAAGCGAATCGAATGGGTCAAGGGCAAGGCCGACCGCAACGAAGCGCTGGACCTTCAGGTGTACAACCTGGCCATGGCGTACTACCTCGGCCTGCATCGTTACGGCGAACAGGACTGGGAGAAGCTGCGCCAAGCCTTGGCCCAGGCGAACCTGTTCGAGGAGCCGACCCCTGCGAAACCGCCGGCAATTGAGCAGGAGGACGACGACGCTGATGCCGAAGTCGAGTCGCAAGCACCGGTTCAGCCTCCAGCCCGGCCCGCTCCTACGGCCACGCCAACGCCGCCTCGTCCGGCACCTCAACCAATGCAACGCCGCAGCTCCAGCAGCGGCTATCTGAAGAGACGCTGACATGGCATACACCCAGGCACACCTCGCGGCTGTCGAAGGTGCGATTGCCCGTGGCGAACGCATTGTTCGCTACAGTGACCGCACCGTCGAGTATCGGACCGTGGACGAACTGATCAAGGCTCGCGACCTCATCCGCACTGAGCTGGTCCAGGCAGCTGGTCGCCGCTCTCGCGTGGTTCGGCTCTACCACGGAGGTAAGGGCTTGTGAGCGGCCGCTATATTTCCACGCGCTCTGGCCTGCTGGTACCGGAGCGCATCAAGGCCAGCTACGAAGGCGCCGCCGAAGGGCGGCGTTCCTCTAACTGGGATGCCCCTGATACGGGGCCAAACAGCCTCATCATGCCCGCCCTGCGCAACCTGCGTTCGCGCTCGCGGGCAGCGGTGCGCAACGACCCGTATGCGGCCAACATCATCGACAAACGGGTCAGCAACCTGATCGGCACCGGCATCACGCCTCAACCGCGGTTGCTCGACAAGGCGCTGCGCAAGGCCATGCAGGTGCTGTGGGAGGATTGGGTGGACGAATCGGATGCGGACGAGCGCACCGACTTCTACGGTCAGCAGGCGCTGGTAGCACGCACGGTCGAGCAATCAGGTGAGTGTTTCGTCCGCTTGCGGCCACGCAGGCTGGAGGATGGACTGGCGGTCCCGCTGCAGGTGCAGTGCCTTGCACCTGAATTCGTCCCGCACGACAAGTTCGAAGTGACGCGGTCCGGCAACGTCATCCGCGCTGGGATTGAGTTCAACAGCATTGGACGACGCGTTGCTTACTGGTGCTACCGCAATCACCCAAGCGACAAGGCCTCGCTCAATGCCGGCTACAACCCTCTGGTGCGCGTCCCGGCCGAGCAGATGTTGCACATCTTCGAGCCCTTGGAACCAGGCCAGTTACGTGGTGTGCCTCGGCTCGCGCCGATCCTGAAACGTCTGCGCAGCCTGGACAACTACGACGACGCGGTACTGTTTCGCCAGGAAGTGGCGAACCTGTTCGCGGGCTTCGTTCGCAAGCCCGCGCCGGAAGGGCCGGGGCATCCGCCGATGGACATGCTCACGGGCGCACCGGTTGTCCACGACCGAGATGCGTTCACGCCGATGGTGGCATTGGAGCCCGGCACTATGCAGGAACTCGGGCCGGGGGAACAGGTGGAGTTCTCCGACCCGCCCGATGGCGGCAACAACTACCCCGACTTCATGCGGCAGCAGCTGATGGCTGCAGCAGCCGGCGCAGGTCTGCCTTACGAGCTGATGACCGGTGACATGCGCGATGTGAACGACCGAGCGATTCGCGTGGTGCTCACTGAGTTTCGCCGCCGGCTGGAGCAGTTGCAGTTCCAGGTGTACGTCCACCAGTTGTGTCGCCCTGTGCGAGCCGCATGGATGGACATGGCGGTGCTGGCCGGGGCGTTGGAACTGGAGGACTACATCCTGCGGCGGCGTGAGTACTTGCGCACGCGGTGGGTGCCACAGGGCTGGGCCTACATCCATCCCGTTCAAGACGTTCAGTCGCGGATGCTCGAGGTGGGGGCGGGTTTCGCCTCGCGCACGGAGATGTGCCTTCGCTCTGGTACGGACGCGGAAGTCGTGGACGAAGAGAACGCCGCAGATATCGCCCGGGCCAAGGAGCTGGGCCTCAACTACAGCAGCTTGTCGGCCATCAAGGATGAGCCGGATGAGCCCGACGAGAAGGGGAAAACATGAAACCGTTGATGCCGTTCCGCATCTTCAACAAGGCCAAGTCCATGCCGCAAGTCGAGGACGGGCACTGGTACAAGATCGCTGCAGCCGCCGAGGGCGAGGCCGGGGCCAAGGTCATCGAAGTCTATGTCTACGGCGAGATTGGCGCCTGGGGCATCACCGCGAACCAGTTCATTCAAGACCTCAAGGCGGTGGACGATGGCGTTTCGGAAGTGGTGGTGGCCTTCAATACCAACGGGGGCGATCTGTTCGAAGGCCTCGCGATTCACAATGCACTGAGCCGGCTGGGTGAGCGCTGCACCGGCCGGGTCGATGCCCTGGCGGCCAGTGCTGGCAGCGTGGCGGTATGTGGTGCGCACCGCGTGGTGATGGCATCGAATGCCATGTTGATGATCCACAACCCCTACACCTGGGTAGGCGGCGATGCAGAGGACCTTCGGCGCGTGGCGGATGTTCTCGACCAGGCGCTCGAGGCCATGATCGCTGCCTACAAGGCCAAGGCGCCGAATGTCGATGACGCTGAACTGCGGCGTCTGGTCGATGCGGAAACCTGGCTCACTGCCCAGGAGGCCGTGGACCTGGGCTTGGCCGACGAGATCGGCAACGGCATCAAGGTCCAGGCTTGCTTGGGGCAAGGGGCCACTCTGGCGCGGTACCGAAATACCCCGCAGGCGTTGTTGGATCAGCTCCAGGCCAGCCAGGCCGATCCAGAAACCCCGAGCGAGCCCGCTCCGGTCGATGAGCCCCCAGCTCCCAGCACGGCTAACTCGACGGCGTTGGCATTGATGATCACCCAGGCTTGTGCGAAAGCGGGCATCAGCAACCTGGTCGAACCGCTGATCGCATCGACCAAGCTGGCCGACGAAGCCACGGTCCAGGCCGCGTTGACTCGCGCCAAAGCCGTGCGAGACCTCTGCGTAGCGGCGCGCTTGCCCGAGATGGCGGTCGAATATGTCGGCGCTGGACTGGACGCGACCGTGGTTCGGGCGCGGCTGTTCGACAAGCTGGTCGGCTCGGGCAAGGGCTTCGAGATCGACAACACCCTTCCGCCGGCTGCCGATGAACCTGAGACAGTCCAGGCGAAGCTTCCAAACCCTAGCAACATTTGGTCTGCGCGACGGCAGGCCGCTCAACAACGCACCGGCAAAGGAGCCTAAGCATGAGCAAAACCTATGTGGAACCGGTGCATGCCGGTGAATTCCTGCTGTCCGAGGGCGCAGGAAAGATCTCCCGTGAAGTCATCGAGCTGGCCCCTGGTGCTGCCTTGGTCGCCGGCCAGCTTCTCGGTCAGCTCACGGCCTCCGGCCAATTCGCTCCATACAATCCCGAGGCTGCAGACGGCAGCGAGACGGCCAAGTGCATCTTGTTTGCGTCCGTTGGTGAATCCGACGTAGCCCGGCGCGGACGCGCGGTAGTGCGCCTGGCCGAGGTGAGCGAGGGGCTGCTGACAGGCCTCGACCTTGATGCCGAGAAAGCCCTGGCCGCGCAATTCATCATCGTTCGCTAATAGCGAGCCCACCCTTTTACAGCCCCGCCTAGTGCGGGGTTTTGCATTTCTGGAGGGCCTTCATGGCTGACATCGATATTTTTGAAGACAACGCTTTCTCGGTTCCCGCGCTCACTGCGGCGATCAACGAGCAGCCATTCGTGCCAGGGCGCCTGGCTGAACTGGGGCTGTTCGAGGAAGAGGGCGTGACCACGGTGACCGTCCAGGTCGAGAAGGACGGCGACACTCTGGCCTTGGTGCCAGCGGGCGAGCGGGGTACTTCAGGGCTGGTGGTCAACGGTAGCAAGCGAATCCTGCTGCCATTCAACACTGTCCACCTGCCCGAGCGCTTCGCCATCAAGGCGGACGAGATCCAGGGCATCCGCGCATTCGGTGAGCAAACTGAGCTGCAGGCGGTGCAGGACGTGGTCAACAAGCGTCTGGCGAAGGCCCGTCGGCAACTGGATGCAACGCATGAATTCCATCGCATGGGCGCGCTGAACGGCCACGTGCTGGATGCGGACGGCAAGACTGTGCTGCTTGATATCTATGCCCGCTTCGGCCTCGCTCCTATCGAGATCCCGATGGAGCTGGCCAATCCGGACACCAATGTCCGGGTGAAGTGCGTGGATGCGCTGGATGCCCAGGAGGAAGCGTTGGGTGCTGCCACCACGAGTGGCGCTCGGGCCTTCTGCGGGAAAAACTTCTGGCGAGCACTCATCGCGCACAAGAGCGTAGCGAAAACCTACGAGGGCACTCAGTACGCTGCAGCGTTGCGGGCTGACGGTCGCGAAACCTTCGAGTTCGGTGGCATCACTTGGGAGCGCTACCGTGGCAAGGTCAGCGGCATCGCCTTTGTCGCGGACGACGAAGCGCGTCTGGTTCCAGAAGGTGTGCCCGGCCTGTGCATCACTCGCTTCGCGCCGGCCGACTACATGGACACGGTCAACACCGAGGGCCTGCCGTACTACAGCCAGTTGGAAATGATGCCGTTCAAGAAAGGTGTGGCCGGTGAGGCCCAGTCCAACCCGCTTCACCTGGTGACCCGTCCTCGTGCCGTTCTCCGCTTGAAGCTCTGACCATGGCTTTCCGGGACCTGATAACCGACGTCGACGCCACGGTGTTTGAGATCCTGGGCGATACGGTGCTGATCGAGGGGCGTGAGGTGCTGGGGATGTTCTCAGCCCCTTGGTTGCAGCCCAAGGTCGGCCAGATAAGGACCGCGTTGCGTGAGCCCCATCTGGTCATCCGCGTGCAGGACAACATCGGCATCGAAGTGAAGCACAAGGTGTTCTTCGGCGTGCCCCAAGAGGATGGCGGCGGCAACTACCTCATCACCAGCATCGAGCCGGGTGGCGACGGCCTGGTGACGCTCATTCTGAGGAAGTCGTTATGAGTGTGGGCAGCTACCACAAGCAGTCGGCCAGCAGCGGGTTGATCTCGTTGCAGGCCAACCCGCAGGACGTGAAGGGCTTCAAGGACTTCGCGAAGCTGGTACCCAAGGCGGTGGCGGCGGCGCAGCGAAGGGCCGTGAACAAGGTGCTTCGCTGGCTGCGCACGCATATCGCTCGCGATGTGGGCCGGCAGGAACGGATTGCCATCGCTGCGGTGAGGCAGCGCCTCAAGGCTTTCCCGGTGTCCAGCAATGGTCAGGGGCGACTGTGGTTTGGCATCAACCCCATCGAAGCCAGCCGAGCAGGCCGGCCCCGGCAGTCCCGCTCGGGCGTGTCGGTTGCCGGTCGCCGCTATCAGGGGGCGTTCTTCAAGCGGGTTTATGGCGGTAACCCGGATATCTGGATCCGCACGGCCAGCAAGCACTTCGATGCGAAGGACTACCCCGACAGTGAGGTCTCAGGTCGGGGAGGGCGCCGCACAGGGTGGGTTGCCGAGAATGACAGTCGCTTCCCCTTGGCCAAGGCGAAGATCTCGCTGGAAGAAGTCCGGCCGCATTTCGAGGCCTGGACCAATCGAGCGCACGAACGGCTGCTGGTGGTGATGGAGCAGGAGCTGAATTTCGAACTGCAGAAGTACCTACGGAGAACAGGCAATGGATGACGGGCCGATTCCCCTTGGTGCGGTGTACACCGCTATCGAGGAACACATCAAGGACGCGATTCCGGGCCTGGCCTATGTCGGGACCATGCCGGAGGGTATCGAAGTAGTGACCCCGCCAGCGGTTGTGCTCGAGCTGGTTGGGTTTGGGGACGCCGACAAGGATCCCGGCACAGGCGAGGTCGCAGTCGAGGCTCATTTCGAGGCGCGGGTTATCGTCGGGCAGGAGGAGCCCAACTGCTTGCATGTCGCAGCATTCGTTGCAGCGCAGTTGGCGGTGCTATTGCGCATGCAGTCGTGGGGCCTTCTGGTTGAGTTCGCGGAGTTCGTGCGGGCAGAGCGCGATTGGAGCCGTCCTGAGCTGGATAGCTTCGCGGTTTGGGTCGTCGAATGGACGCAGATCATCTACCTGGGCGAAGAAGAGTGGCCATGGCCCCGAGAGCCTGGCCCAGTGAAGTTCGCCTTCGATCCTGACAGTGGCCTCGGCAACGAGGGCCAGTATCGAGAACCGGAGGCGCTGGCATGAGTTACGCGGCAGCGCAGATGGATCGCATGCTGGCGGGCCTGGTAATCCCCTGTTACGTCGTGGCGGTCGACTTGGCCGCCGCCAAGGTGCGGGTATCCGACGGCGGCGCCTGGACCAGTGCCTGGGTTCGCTGGCATGCCCAAGCCGCCGGCAAGGCCCGCCACTGGCGAGCGCCGAGCCGGGGTGAGCAAGGCGTGCTGGTAAGCCCGAGCGGCGAGCCCGCTCAAGGGACGTTCGTTCCTGGGCTGTACGGCAACGCCGGCCCGCCGCCGGACAATCGCGATCATGTCGAGACGTGGCGGTTTGAGGATGGCGGCTCCCTGGTTTACGACTGGGCCGCCAACAGCTACACCATCAAGCTGCCCAGCGGCACGGTCAACATCGAGGTCGGCAGCAGCAAGGCGGTTATCACCGGCGCCGCGATCAACGCCGAGTCGGCCGCGATCAAGGCCAAGGCGCCAGTCATCACCCTGGAAGGCAGCGTGGAGATTGTCGGGCCGCTACGCGTAACGGGCGACATCCTCGGACTCGGCAAAATCATTGATACCGCCGGCAACACGGCAAACCACAAACACTGACAGCCCGCATTCGCGGGCTTTGTCTTTTCTGGAGCATCACATATGGCAGTCAAGAAAACCGCCGAGACTGACGCGGCAACGGATGCGGCCGAATCCGCAGTTGCACCTGGTGCCGACGGCACCGACACCGTCGTTGCAGCCGCAGAGCCGGCCGGCGTGACCTTCACCGATCGCGTTTTCACCTCGCGCTCGCTGTTCCTGCAGGCCGGTGATGACCTGCGCGAGTTCAAGGTGCAGGCCGGCCGCGTGACCGTCCAGGCCGACGACGCCGAGGCTTTGGCGTTCCTGCGTGGCCATACCGACCTGCAGCAGCTGGACGGCTAAGCATGATTGGCCTGGACCGCAGGACCGGCCAGAAATCCACCGGCCTCGATCATCTGAAACAGTCGATTGAGGACATCCTGACCACGCCCTTGGGTAGTCGCCGCATGCGGCCCGAGTACGGCTGCAACCTGCGCCGCTTTGTCGACCTGCCGGTTAACGAGGGCTGGAAAAGCGCCGTGCAGGCCGAGGTCGCCCGCGCCCTGGGGCGCTGGGAGCCGCGCCTGCAGCTGGAGCGGGTTAAGGTCGTTTCGGTGCTGGATGGCCAGATCGGCCTGTTGCTGACAGGCCAGTACCTGGGTAGCTCGGCCGTCGTGGAGGTGAGCGCATGATTGACCTGTCTTTGCTGCCCCCGCCCGATGTGGTGGAAACCCTGGAGTTCGAGACGCTGTATCAGGAGGTGTTAGGCATCTTCCGCGCTCATATGCGCGACCAGTGGACCGCGCTGTTGGAGTCCGACCCGGTGGTCAAGCTGATGGAGGTCATGGCCTACCGTGAGCTGGTCATGCGTGCCCGTGTCAACGCGGCGGCCAAGGCTAGCTTGCTGGCCTACGCCAAGCGCGCCGACTTGGACAACCGCGCGGCCGACTACGGTGTGCAGCGCTTGACCATTCGCGCGGCTGACCCCGACGCGGTGCCGCCGGTGGAGGCAGTGATGGAAGACGATGAGGCGCTGCGCTACCGCACGCGCCTGTCACTGGAGGCGCTGTCTGTCGCCGGCAGTAGCGGCGCATACGAGTATCACGCGCTGAGTTCGTCGGCCGAGCTGGTGCACGTTTCGGTCGATTCGCCCCGGTTTTCCGGGGTGGCGGTGCCAGCCGCGGTTAAGGCGCAGCTGCCGCCCGGGGCCATTGTCGTGGTCTGTGACTACGACGCCGGCCTGGCTAACCCGCTGCCTGGCGATGTGTCGCTGGCAGTTCTGGCCCGACCGGCAAGCACCGTGCCCGAGGCGCAACTGGTGGCCACCGTCCTCAAAGCGCTGTCGGCCGAGGAGGTGCGCCCGGTGACGGATCGGCCGCGCGTGCAGGGCGGCATCCCTAGCGACTTCCAGGTGGAGGCGGTGCTGTGGGTGGAGGACGGGCCAGACCCTGACGTTGTCCTTGCGGCGGCCAGGGCCAGCCTGGACAAGGCCATTGCCGCCGCGCGTCGGCTGGAGGGGCAGCTGCCCGTGTCGGCTGCCTACGCGGCGTTACACGTAACGGGAATCAGCCGTGTCGACCTGGTCAAGCCAGTGGAAGGGGTGGTGTGTGACAAGCGGCATTACCCGCGCGCCACTTCCATCACCCTAACCACCAAGGTGGTCACATGAGCCTGTTACCGCACAACGCCACGCTGCTGGAGCGCTCGCTGGAGCGCGCCGGCGAGTTCGGCGTTGACCCGGACATTATCCGGGGCGTGGCCGACTCGGCACGCTGCCCGCCTAACTTCCTGCCCTGGTTGGGCTGGGCGCTCAAGGTTGAAGGCTGGGAAGCCGCCTACACCGACGAGCAGCGCCGCGCGCTGAGCCGTGAGGCGATCCCGGTTCACAAGACCAAGGGCACAGTCGGCGCAATCCGACGGGTGCTCAAGGCGGTGCGGGTCAACGCGGAGTTCAAGGAGTGGCACCAGATACCGAACGCCGCGCCGTACACATTCCAGGTCACGGCCTGGGCCAACGAAAACCGGGCGGGTGAGGGGTCGATTATTTCGCCCGAGCTGGGCGCGCGCTTGCGCGCCCTGGTCGACGCGGCGAAGAACGAGCGCAGCCATTACGAGTTTCGGCTGGGTGCCCGCTTCGACGGCGGCCTGGTGCTAGGCAACGCCTTTCAGGCGCGGGCCGTGCAGCACCGCTCCATGGATGCCCAGGCGGTTCCGTTCGACCCCATGGCGCAGACGGTGCTGTTTGCCAATGCCCTCAACGCGTCCAGCGTATCCCGGCGCTTTGCCGAGGCGCAGGGCGTTCCTATTCAAGCAGAAGGCGCCCCGCTGGTGGCCAACGCGGCGCAGGTGCGCACGGTCGTGCGGGGCTACATGGAGGCTGTTCTATGAGTACAGGCTTGCAACCTGTCATCACCAAGGCCGGCCTGGCGGCGATCCTGACGGCGACGAAAACCGGCCTCTCGGCCGAGATTAGCCATATCGCCTTGGGCAGCCAGGCCTACACCCCGAGCGCCGAGCAGAAGACCCTGCGCAACGAGGTGGCGCGCTTTCCGATTTCCAGCGGCGAGAAGCTGAGTAGCACGCTGTTGCACCTGACCGCTGTCGCCGATGGCGCGACAGCGTACTGGGTGCGCGAGGTCGGGATTTTCCTTAAGGACGGCACCCTGCTGGCGGTCTGGTCGCACCTGACCGAAGCGCTGGCCTACAAGGCCGCCAACATCGACCTGTTGCTGGCCTACGACCTGTCACTGGCGGCGCTGCCGGCGGACAGCGTGACCATCACCAGTACGGCCGCCGGCCTCAACCTGACTCTGGCCGAGCCCCTGGCCGCGCTGTCCACCGCACTCATTGCCGAGCAGGTGCGCGGCATGGAGAAGGGGGACCGCCTCGAGAGTTTGGAGCGCTCGGCACGAATCGCTGATGAGCAGATCGGCGCCTTACTCGTGCGGGTGGAGGCCGTAGAGAAGGCCACCACCGAAACACGGGATGGCCTGTTGAGCTTGGCTGTAGCCAATGCCACCGGGCTTATGACCATTCAACTCAACCAAATTCAAAAACTACTCGGAGCTTGAAGTATGAGTCTCGAAACCGAAATTGCCGCGCTGACGGCGGTTAACAACAAGCTGGTCGATGTCGTTAACGGCAGGATGGCCGGCATCAACGCTGCCGTGGCAGCAGCAATCGCGGCAGCGCCGTCGATTGTTCGCGCCTTCTGGGTGGACCCGCAGCTGGGCGACGACGCCAATGGCCTAGGGACCGAGGTCAGTCCGTTCAAGACCCTGCAGAAGGCTGTCGATGCCACGCCGGACGGCGGGCGGGTTACGGCGTGGCTGGCCAAGGACTATGTGCTCGATAAGAGCATCTACACACTCGGTCGCCAGGTAGTCATTGCAGGTGTGGCAAATGCGGGACGAAAGCTGATTTGCAATGAGTTCATCCCGGATGGCGACACACTGCCGCGCATGGGGTCGTTCTGGATGTCGAACGGTTCGACCGTTCAGCTGCTAAACGTGACGGTCAGCCTACCGGCATCGAGCGCGGGCGATCTGAGCACCTACTATGCGCTGGCTTTTGCCAGCGGATCGTCGGCCCCGATCCTCATGCAGGTGCGCATGTACAACTGCGCGTTTGAGCTGCGCGGCACCTTCCGGGGCAAGCTGATCGGGCCAGGCGCGGCGCTTTATGCGTTGTCGATGACCGGCACGGCGGTGCCATCGGCACTCAATGGCTCGCTGTTCGTGGGTATCGCGGCGGGCACGCTGTCCAAAGATTTGGGCCACATCATTACCAACCTGTCGAGCCTGTGAGGCGATCATGCAAAAAACCTTTCTGAACGTCGTTTACGGCGATACCACCTACAACGGCTTCGACTTCGAGGCGCTGCCCATTGGTGCTGCGCTGCTGGTGGCCCAGCAGCAAATCGACCAGTCGGCCGACCAGGCGCTGGCGGCGACACTGGGCGATCCGCTGCGCGCTATCGAGAACCAGCTGGCCGAGGGGGAGGCGAAGGCCTTCAAGCAGGCGGGTTACGCCGGTGAGGTGCCGCTGACCGTACAGGCCATGGTCGATGCCCAAGGCGTCGAGCCCGTGGAGGCGGCTGAGTCGATCCTGCAGGAGGCGCAGGCGTGGCACGCGGCCGTCTGCTCCATCCGTGCGGTCCGCCTCAAAGGCAAGGTCGAGGTGCTCAAGGCGACTACCCATGCGCAGGCTGAAAGCTACGCCGACGGGGCGATCAACGCCATTCGCGCGAGCGTGCCGGGCGCTGTCTGATCACCCTTGCCGCATTCCCTTGAGCGCCCCGTTTTCGGGGCGTTTTTTATTCTGCAGGGCCGCCGCGTGCGGCCCTTTCTTTTGGAGCTATCCCATGGCTGGATTCTTTCACGGCGTTACCGTAACGAACGTCGACACCGGCGCGCGCAACGTCGCGCTGCCGTCCTCCTCAATCATTGGACTGGTCGACACCTTCACCGAGGGCGCGAACGTCTCGGCCAAGGTTGGCGACCTGGTGCTGATTACCAACGAGCGCGAGGCTGTCGCCGCATTCGGTGCCGCTGCTGCCATCACCAAGGCCTGCCAGGCCATCTTCGCGCGCTCCAAGGCGGTTATAGTCGCTTCGGGTGTGGCCAAGGTTGCCGACGCGGCCGCGCAGACTTCCGCGATCATTGGCGGGGTGCAGGCCAGCGGCAAGCGTATCGGCCTGCAGGCGCTGCTGGACGGCAAGAGCCGTTTCAATGCCCAGCCGCGCCTGATCGTCGCGCCCAAGCACAGCGCGACCCTGGCGGTGGCCACCGCCATGGACTCCATTGCGGCCAAGCTGCGCGCCGTGGCGATCATCGACGGCCCCAACACCACTGACGAGGCGGCCACCGCCTACGCCAAGTCGTTCGGCTCCAAGCGCATTTACATGGTCGATCCGGGTGTGCAGGTGTGGGACACCGCTACCAACGCGACCATCGACACGCCGGCCTCGGCGTGGGCTGCAGGCGTGTTTGCCTGGACCGACAGTGAGTACGGCTTCTGGTCCTCGCCATCGAACAAAGAGTTCGTCGGCATCACCGGCACCACCCGCGCCATCGAGTATCTGGACGGCGACGAGACGTGCCGGGCCAATCTGCTCAACAACGCCAATATCGCGACCATCATCCGTGATGACGGATTCCGCCTGTGGGGTAACCGCACGTTGTCGAGCGATCCGAAGTGGGCGTTCGTCACCCGCGTGCGAACCATGGACATGGTCATGGACGCGATCCTGTACGGCCACAAGTGGGCGGTGGACCGGGGCATTACCTCGACCTATATCCGCGACGTAACCGAAGGCTTGCAGGCCTTCATGCGCGACCTGAAAGCCCAGGGCGCAATCATCAACTTCGAGGTCTACGCCGACCCGGTGCTCAACACGGCCAGCCAGCTGGAGCAGGGCAAGGTGTACTGGAACATCCGTTTCACCGACGTTCCGCCGGCCGAAAACCCGAATTTCCGTATCGAAGTCACCAATCAATGGCTGACCGAAGTCCTCGACCAAGTCGCGTAAGGAGCGCATCCCATGGCAATGATTCCCGAAATTCTGGCCAACATGAACCTGTTTGTGGACGGCGTCAGCTTCCAGGGCGATGTTCCCAACCTGACCCTGCCCAAGCTCACGCTGAAAATGGAGGAGCACCGGCCCGGTGGCATGGATATGCCGATTGAGATGGATGTGGGCATGGACAAGATGGAGTCCAACTTCACCACCACCGGCGTGCGCAAAGAGTCCTTGAAATTCTTCGGCCTGGCTGACGGCAACGCGTTCAACGGGACGTTCCGGGGTTCGTTCAAGGGCCAGCGGGGCGAGACCAAAGCGGTGATCGTCACTCAGCGCGGCACCCTGAAGGAGCTGGATATGGGGGACTGGAAGCCGGGCGACAAGGCTGAGTTCAAGCACTCCGTGGCGTTGACCTATTACAAGCTCGAGGTCGGTGGTGAGGTCATCTATGAGATCGATCCAGTGGCAATGAAGCGCGTCATCAACGGTGTCGACCAGCTGGCCAGCCAGCGCCGCGACCTCGGCCTGTAGTCCCATGCAACCCTTCCGCATTCCTTTCTGATTCAAGGACACCGAGTCATGAGCAAGCCAGCACCGAAGTACCTCAAGCTGACCGCTGAAAATGTCACCGTCACCCTGACCAAGCCAACCGAGATGAATGGTATCAAGGTGGACACCATCACCCTGCGCGCGCCGACCGTGCGCGATATGCGCATGTCCAGCCAGACCTCGGATGGCGACGACGAGCAACGCGAATTGAACCTGTTCGCCTCCCTGGCCGAGGTCAGTATCAAGGACCTGGAGGGCCTGACCTACAAGGATTACAACCGTATCTCGACCGGTTACACCTTTCTGGTGCGAGAGGACGAACTGTAATCCCGAAAGCATGAAGGCCGCCGCCAAGCGACTGGCGGCCGAGCTGAATTTCTCGGCCGAGGAAATCATGACCATGTCCTATGCCGACGTGGTCTGGTGGCTTACAGATTGAGCTTTGCATAGGGGGCTCCGGTGGCGAACAAACTAGCGTTAGCGCTGGTGATCGGCGGCACGGTCGCCTCATCGGTAGGCGCCGCATTCAAAACGGTTGAAAACGGCATCCAGAGGTTGGAAGCCAAGGGCAACAGGGCCAAGGTGCTGAAAAGCACGATCGGCGAAACCATCAAGCTGCGCGAGGAATGGAAGCGCGCCCACGACAGTGGTGCTGCCGGTGCCGACAAGCTGTTGCGCAAGCTGAACGGCAACCTTGAGGCGCTGCGCAACCAGGGCGTCGAAGTCGGGCGTCTTAAGCGTGAGTATGAGCGCCTTGGCCGCGAAGCTCGTGCCGCCGGTCTGCAGATGAGGGGACACCAGCAGTTGCAGGCGGGCAAGGAATCGCTCAAGTCGAACGTAGGGAAGGCAGTGGCCGCCACGGCCGCTGTCGCTGCGCCGACGATGATCAGCGCGAATTACCAGGCGATCATCCGCGACATTGCGATCAAGGCTGACATTGTCAACAAGCCCCAGGAACAACAGCTAACCCGAACGGTGATCGGCACGGCCGCTGACACCGGAATGGCGCGCAACGACGTGGCCGCCCTGGTCAACCAGCTGGTCGGCGCCGGCATGGAGCTGGATAAAGCGCTGGCCTATGCGCCGGTGGCGGCCAAGTTCGCCGTCGGTCAAGGCGCCTCGGGCGTCGACACGGCGTCAATGATCCAGGCGCTCGAGCAGAATGCCAAGATCCGCGACCCGAAGGTCATGCAGCAGGCGCTGGAGGCCATCGCCTACCAAGGTCAGGCGGGTAGCTTCGAGGCCAGTGATATGGCCCGGTGGTTCCCACAACTGCTGGCCGGTATGGAGAAGAGCGGCATCACCGGGCTGGATGCGGTGACGTCGCTGGGCTCCATGCTGCAGGTGCAGATGAAGACCGCCGGCGGTTCTGACGAGGCTGCAAACAACCTCAAGAACTGGATGGAGAAAATCGGTTCCGGCGAAGTGGTCAAGGCCTATAAAGACGCCGGCATTGATTATCAGGCTTCGCTGAATACCGGCCTGCAGAAGGGCATGAACGTTATTGAGGCGTCCATGGCCCTGGCCATGAAGTACGTCGAGAAAACGGACCCGGAGAAGGCCAAGAAGATCGAGGCGGCCAAGGCCAACATCGACAAGGAAGCCGATCCGGAGAAGGCCAGGGCGGCACTGGACGCCCTGGAGAAAACCCTGCGCACCGGCGATATCTTCGCCGACATGCAGGTCAAGGCGGCGCTGACCGCCTACGGACAAAACCGGGGTTTGTATGAGGAACTGAAGTCCAATTCCGCCAACGCGCAGAAGGTCGGCGGCATCCTCGACAAGAACCTGGCCGAGCGCCGCGAAACCTCGGCCCAGCAGTGGGCGGAGACGGTCCAGGCAGCTGACGACGCCATGCGCAGCATTGGCGATGCCATCCGCCCGGCCACTGACATGGCGGCCAAAGGGCTTGCTGCAGTCGCCCAAGGCATCACCGGGCTGTCGGACGGGTTCCCGGCGGTCGTGATGGGCATTGGCGGCATTGTGGCGGCCATTCTGGCGTTCAAGACAGCGTCCAGTGCGTTCAAGATCGGGCGGGGTGTGCTCAATATCGCGCGCGGCCGCCGGCTGGGGCGTGCCGCTCATCAAGACAATGCGGTCACAGACCTGCCTAAAACTGGCAGCAAGGTGTTCGACGCTGGTTTGGGTGTCTTGGGTAAGGTGTTTGCATCTCGCTCGACAGGTGCCGAACCGGCCAATGATCCAGTAGTGGGCGGTAACGACCCGCAGCGCGTGTTTGTGGTTAATGCCGATGCCTTCGGCAAGATCGGTGGCGCTTTCGCCAATAGCGGCCCTGCCGCGCCTGCCAGGGGGAGTCGCAGAAGTCGTCGTCGCGAACGCCGTCGAGCGAAGAAAGGCGAGCCAGCTCGGCCGGCTGTAAAGGCCGACTTGCCTCCGGTACCTGCCGCTAAATCATCGAGGCTGCCGGTGGCCGCGACCGTGTTGGCTGAAAGCAACGAGCTGGGAAAAGTCGCTCGCTCGGTTCGAGGAGTTGCACGCCTCGCAAGGCGTTTACCCGGCGGCAATGTCGTGGATGCGGGCGCCGCGGCGATCGATGTGGCACTCAATGCGACGACCAAGGACGAAAAGGCCGAAGGCTACGGTGGAGCCGCTGGTAGCCTGGCAGGTACGCTTGCGGGAGCAGCTGCAGGTGCTGCCATCGGTTCGGTGGTACCCGTTATCGGGACGGCTGTTGGCGGCGCTGTTGGGGCTGTGTTGGGCGGCATGGGTGGCGAGTCGTTCGGCGGCTGGCTCGGCAAGCGTTGGTTTGGTGATGAGCAGCTCGAAAGGGAGGGCAGAGAGGTTGCCCCCGGGTTGGATGCTGCCGAGCGTGATCAGGTTAAGCCTCTTCCGCCTGCGACCGCGCCGGTCGTGGCGCCACCTGCAGCAGCGCCTGCAGCACTCGTGACAGCGCCCAAGGCAACGGCGACCGCGCCTGTGGTGGTTGACAGCCGGGAT